CCACCCCGTCGAGGTGCTCCCGCTCCGGTTCTCGTGCGTACCGAGAAGCGACCCGGTGTTCGCCAAGTTGTCGTCGAAGAACGCCGAAACCGAGGCCGACTCACCGGCCCCCGTGTCGTTCGTCCGCGCGACCGCCGTGTTGTTCACGCCGACGCAGGAGTGCTCGAGGTCTCGCTTGAGCTCCTTACTGCGCTTGGCCAGCTGATAACTGAGCTCTGATTTGCGGCCCGCCTTGTCCACCGATTCCATCGTTCCGGTGACGGAAACCGTCTTGCCGGAGATCTGGCAGTGGTTGGAAACGCGGATCGTCGGGGTTGCCGCCAACGCCGAAGCGTTGTCGCCTTCCACCAGCGCGTTCTCCGCGGCTGTTGCGAGTTGATCGACTTGCCACTCGTGCTTGATGCCCGAAGCGGTTCCGCGACCCGCCATCGACAGGAACGGAGTCTCCGTGCTGTCGATCGCGTAGATGATGTCCGAGAGATCCTCCCTCAGACCCTTCGCGTCGATGGTCTCAAACGTATTTCCAGGCTGGGCCATTAGAGGAGTCCCCTCATCAAGGCAGCTGCGTCATCCACCGACCCTGTGTCGGCCAGGCGATTGCGAAGTTTTTCTACACCCTTCGCCTTCTCCTGTTCTTCAGACAAAACTGCCGCGTCCTCCCGAGCCCCAGCCCGCAACGTGCGAGGCAAGAGTCTCAGGCGCTTTTTTACTCCAGGCTTCTTCGCCTGAAGCTTTTCCCACTGGGCAGCCCGCCAAACGGTAAGAATGCTTCGCGCGTCTTCCAGCGCGTCAATTTGATCCTGGGGGTATCCGGTCTTCACCAGGTAGTCCGTCACCTCGGTCATCGCTACCCGGCCCTTGTCTGCTTCTTTCCAGTCAGGGCGAAGTCGGTAGAGCGTCTGAACCTGCTCTTGTCGCCACGATTGGTGTTGAGTCTCGGACTCCCCATCGCGGCGCTTCATCTCGGCGTCCATCGCGTCGAGACTGCGCTGCACGTCAGCACGTCGCGCGTCACGAGACTCGCGCTCTTTCAGGTACTGGCCAGGATCGGTCTCGCGGAGCATCTCCCAATCGACATCGGGTTCCGCTTCGACCTGAGCGATCAACGCCGCGGTGACCTTCTGGAGATCACCCAGCCGCTGATCGTGCTCGCTCTGAAGCTGCTGGCCGAGGCCCTCGTAGTGGAGCCTCGCCTCTTCGCTGTTCGCCGGTTGGCCCTTGTATGCCTGGATCACTTCTGCGAGAGGAACTGTCCCCTCGCCATCGCGAGACGGCACCTGGAGATGATCGAGGAACTCATCCTCCTCGACATCAAAAGCCTTGGCCAGATCGGAAAGCGTTTCGACCGGATCGAGGTCTTCGTCCTCCGAGCTCGCCGCTTGCGGCTCCGGCTCAGTGGGCTCATCGACCGGCGTCTCACCCGCTTCCGGCTCCTTGGCCGGATCGGCCTGCTCCGGCTCCTGAGCGGAATCCGGCGCCTCGCCCTCACCACCCGGTACCTCCGGGGCTTCCGCCTCGGTGGTGGGGGGGGGCTCGATGACACCTTCTTGCTGAAGGAAGCTGCTGAAGCGGTCCTGAAGGTCAGGGTCTACAGAGGTGATCGCGCCTTCGGCCAATCATTCATGTCCGACGCTCGCTTGGTTCTGAGACGCAGCCGAAAGTAGTTTGCCGGTTTCCAGATAACTTCGCAACTGCCGGCGAAATTGGGCCAGCGCGTACAACTGGACGTGGCATTCCTCGCGCAGTTCGTACTCGCTTGGGCCACTGCTCTTCCAGAGTGAGGTGTAGTGGGACTCGATGTCCTCAAACGCCTGCTTCACAGCAGGATTTTCCATCACCCCATCAGCTTGCCGGGCCAGGATCAGAGACTCTTCGTCGGTCATTCTTCCTCTTTCTCCGCTTCCTTCTCCGCTTCCTTCTCCGCTTCGTTCCGCTCCCTGACCTCAAGCGATGCCATCGCGGATTGAACCTGAGCACTCTGGGCACCGCGAGCAATCCGCTCCTGGCTGGCCAAACGCGCCAGATCCACCTTCTCCTTGAGCGCAAGCTCGCTCGCCCGGTGATCCACGATGTTCTTTTCCTTCAACGTCTTCAGCTGCATCTCGCCAGCTCCGAGCTCCGCTTCGGACTGAGCCTTCATGGTCTCGACCTTGAGCTTCTCCATATCAGGATCCGGCGCAGGCGGCGGGGGCTCTGCCCCATCGGGATCTTGGAAGAAGAGATCCGGGTTGGGGTAGCCCATCGCCTCGGCCATCCGGGTAGCGGCGTTGTAGATGTTCTTCGGCGTCACCAAATAGTTCATGCCGCCCTGTTCGATCATCTGCCCCTGGATCGTCATCAGGCCATTCAAAGCCTGAATCTGCTCCCCGGCCTTGCCGGCGCCCAGGCCGACTTCAACCTCCACGTCAAACTCAAAGTCGAAAGTGCTGGGATCGATCTCCATCCACTCGCCCGAAAGCCTCACCTGGCGCTGCTTCGTGTCGTTGGTCGCCATGATCTCAAACATCTTGCCGAACAGCTGTTTCAACCCGGTACTCGCGAAGATCCGCGCGATCAGTTCGATCTTCTGCTGCTTGGCACCCTCGAGGGAGGCCACCGCTGCGGCCGTGGTGTTGGAAAGCATCCCGGCATCGAGATCCTGACCGTGGGCCATCACCCCCGTGCGGTTGCTCCGAACCTGCTCCAGGTACTGGAGCACCGGGAACGTGTCACGCGGAAGATCCTGCGTAATCATCGGCTCGATCGAGCCAGGCGCTCGCTGGCGCACGAGCCCGCCGGGCCGCACCGTCAGGAGATCATCGATCTCGACCATACCCTCGGTGATCGCCATCCGCGGGTTGTTCGCGAGATAGAGGTGGTCGAGCATCTGGCGAAGGATCGTGCTGCGGATCACCTGCAGATCGGTCACCAGATCCGCGAGGCTCTGGCCGTAGAACTTGTGCGGCATCGGGATCGGCGTGATCGAGCAAAACGGATTGTGATTGATCTGCTCGTCATCGATGATATAGACGGGCGAATCGCCCACCACCAGGAACTTGCGGAGCTCCGAGTAGCCGTCCCCATCCTCATCGACACGCGCGTAGCACTCCGTTGTCCAAATCTCGCGCGAGGCCACATCGGTGCGCGGCCCGGAATCCGAGGGGTAGTTCTCGTCGTCACTGCGCCTGGCCGACCGATTCGGGTCGAACTCTGGACCCATGTCGCCTTGAGGCAGAGCTGCCAGGAGATCCGCCGGGTATCCCTGGGCCACGAGCTCGCTGATCGTCACCTTCTTCCGATGGGCCGAGAAGGGTGTGTCGTCGTTCAGCTTCGCGGAGCGACGAGCGATGAGGAACTCCTCCGGGGGGATCGCGTCCACGCGAATACGACGGTCGTCCTTCATTACCTGCAACTCGATATCGTGGAGCTTGACCTCTTCGTTCAGGCCGGTGTCCACGTCCTGCATCAAAACGGTGCGCTCCGCCAGTGAAGTCGGCTCCACACCATCTCGATCGAGCACCATGATGACCTCTTCGTAGGTCAGGCCCGAGTACCGCTCGACCATCGGAATCTGGCGGTTGTCGAAATAGACCTTGACGATGCCGTTCTTTTCCAGCAACGCCGTCTTGAACCAGTCATACAGAATCTGAAAGCCGTCCATCTCGTGGACGAAAACATGGTTGACGTATGCCGTCGCCAGGTCTGCCTTCCGCTGATCCTCTGCACGCTTCGGCTTGAACTGCACCACCTTGGCCGAGCCGGTGAACATCCGCATGAGCGAGGGCATGGCCCACTCGACCACCTCGAGGACATCCATCAGCACCACCTGGCTGCGGTCGCGCTGCTCGTTTCCGAGCTTCTTGCCGTAGTAGTAGTCGAGCGCCCGCTGCTGCTCACGCGCGATCTCGCTACCGACGCCGCCGATCGAGTCGGAAATCTCCCGTGATAGTATCCCCTTGACCTCATCGACAGAGAGTGCGCGGATCTCCTGCCCACCCTCGCGCGGACGTTCAGCGATCACGCCGTCCGCGAACTCCGGGTTGGAAGCCACACCCACGCCGCTGCGTATTGCCATCGCCAGGTCTTGCTCAGTGAGCTCGGTCGCCATCGCTTACTCCTTCACCAACCCCACGCCAATGCTCTGCAGGGCCCTAGGCATCTTTGGCACCCGGATCGGGGGCCGATCTGGCCGCTTCGCTACCTGGATACGATGGATCTCGGTCTTCAGCGCCTCCATCTCTTCCCCCTGTAGTGAAAGGCGTTTGTCAATCTCCTCAATTCGCCCCTTCAGCCCGCGGAGCTCGATCGTCAATGCGGCACTCATACAATGTACCGCGTATCGGGTTGCTTGATCTCCCCCATCCGCTCCGGCGCCATCCCGACTGCCAGGGTCCGAAGCGCATCCGCCCCGTGGCTGGCCCAGTTGTGCTTCGGCCGGTCCCGGTACAGCATCTCGCCGCCCGGCCCCCGCTCGTTCTCGATGGGAGCCTTGATGTACTCCCGAAGCGCCTGGAGACCACGGCCACAGTTCTTCTCGTTGATCCAGACGTTCCGCAACAGAAGCCGAGTCGCCTGGATGCCATCCTCTAGCGACAGCTTCGGGACCACCCGCATCCGAAGCCCCAGCGAGAGCGCGGTCTCCAGGCGGGACTTGCCCGTGCCGAGCTCGCGGACCTTCGCATCGTGCGGCGCCAGCACATCCTCAATGATGTACGGCTTGTCGCGGATCACCTTGGCGTAGTGCTCCAGGCCGTGGCCGGAGTTCTCGTAGTAATCGATCAACCGGATCTCGCGGCCCACCCGCTGGGCAAACCACATCGACGTGGCATCACTCATCCCCAGGTCAAAGGCCACGGTGACAGGAACCTGGGGGGCCCAGGGCACCTTGCCGATCCGGCCGTCCTTCGATGCGTCGGAAAGGAGTTCCCCGTAGTAACTACCCACGAGCGGAGCATCGAAACTACAGTTGTACTCCTGGTCGAAGAGCTCCTTCGGCATCTCGGCCTTCTCCGCGGCGAGAACATCTTCTGGAACCACCCCCGTGTCCCTCACACGCAGCAACTGGTAGAACCAGCGATCATCCGATTCCGCCAACTTCGCCAACTTGTACCCGTGGTTTCTTCCCCGAGGCGTGTAGGCGAAGACCGCCCACCCGTCATTGGCAGCGAGGATCGGACGGATCAGCTGCCACGCCGCCGGGTTTTGGAGGGCGTACTCGCTGAAGACACAGCCCACAGGATTCGCACCCACCAGACGGTCAATCTGGTCACACCCAATCACCTGGTAGATGGAACCGCCGTGAAGCCACAGCGACATCTCGTCATCACGCTTCCGATACCAGGAACCCTCCGGGAAAGCCTCGAGGAAACCGTGGCCCTCGTTGTCGCGACCCTCCCAGATAGCCTTGCGGCCCTGGGCGTAGGTGGGGAAGAGGTGCCAGTAGATCCCAGGACGAACGAATGCCTGCACGGCCATCCAGTGCAGGCCCGTCATGTCCTTGCCAGCCCGGCGGTGCCAAACCGCTACCGCCCTCTTGCAACCACCCTCAAGCGCATCCCATAACGGACGCTGGTATTCACGCGGCGTCCAGTTGTAGGGAAGCGTGATCTCAGCGGACACTCACGCAAACTTCTTGCTGTAGTCGCCGGGGTTGTCCATCGGCGGCACACCCGGAGTGCTCCGGTCCATCGACGGCGTGTCCTCACTCGTAATGTACTGATCCGCCGGCTGATCCACCGGACGGGGCGTACCGCTCGTCTGGTTGTCTTCCGGGTGATCGTGCGGTGCCGGTGTCGGAACGGAATTCTCGCTGTATCCAGGCATCACTACCCCCCCTTGCCCTGAATTGGGCTCTGCAAACGTAGCCCAAGCCCTGGCTATTGGCCCTCCAGCATCTCCTTCGCCACGTCCACCGCGTCCAAAACCTCCCGCTGCGTCTCGCCATCGGTCAGCCGCAGGATGTTGATCGTCAGACCCCCACCGCTCGACTCCTGCTTCACCGTCTGAGCCGCACGGCCGTGCGCGAACTCCAAAATCCTCGTTGCAGCACTCACCCGGCTGTTGGGAGGGGCGTCCAGGTTCTGCATCACCTCCACCAACGTGCCAATCGCATCGTCAGTGTGAGCCTGGGCCAACTGCGCGAGCTCCAGAGTCTCCCCCTCCTCAAACGCCTTCGTCACCTCCGAGGGCCTCATCGGATCGATCCGCCCCCTCGCACCCGCCATCTTCAACCCTGTCTTGTGACCCATCGTCGCCCTCCTACTATCAGTAGTAAATGGAGAGTCGCGTCATCACGTCATCACGTCACTCTC